TGATCGTCGTTGCCATTGTCATGCTCCTGTTCTGAGGGTTGAGGTTCCATTCCGAATGGGGTTGGCAGGCGTTTCCACCAGCCACCCCTTGCTCCTGCATTCCCATTTCTACGGTTTCCGGTCGGTGATGATCAGGTGTCTGATCGTGCGTGTGTGCGAGGCAAGCCTGCATGAATCACATCCACCGCCCAAGCCGCTGGGGTCGTGCGATCTCCAGTCGGGGCAGTCCCGCTGGCGATCAGTATTAAAGTGTCAAGGAACCACGGAACTTCTATCTGACTTCTGTGTAACTTCCATGAGTATAGCAGCAAGAATGTATCGTGTCAAGGGGGTCGAACACCTTTCTTGCCACTTTCCAGCGGCCTGTGTCCGGAGAACATCCGGACTACATAACAGGACATAACAGAACAGAAGAGAAGAGAAGAGAAGAGAAGAACGCTCGCATCCGGAGGAACTCCGGAGGTGCATGTAGTGGTGATGGTTGGTCGATAGACTTCGGGTATGCCAAGGTCACCCACTGCCAGATCACTGGAACTGCTCAGGTCGATGGGCTACACCGTTCAGGTCGTCGAGCAGTGGATGCCGCAGGCAAGACGACGACGTGACTTGTACGGTGTCATCGACATACTCGCCATCAGGCACGGCGAGATACTTGGCGTGCAGGCTACAACGGAGAACAACAGACACAGCAGACAGCGAAAGATCACCGACGACACAGCGTTGTCTGGTGAGTGGTTGGACGCAGGTGGTAGGCTAGAAGTGTGGGCATGGAAGTTGCGAAATGGGCGATGGCAGTGCCGCAGGGTAGAGGTAAGGGCGAGAGAGAACACACATCTGCTAGAACTGCTGGACAATGGGTGGTACATACCGGGAGAGTGTGAGCGAGATGCAATCGAAGTGCAAGACCAGCAGCAGGACACATGACCGACGCGCTGCGGTGCTGCGCGCAGTGCGTGAGTTGACGCACGGGTACGGTGGCGTGCCGCCTTCGGTGCGCTTGGTGTCGGACACCACAGGCATACCGCGATCATCGGTGTACCGCGCAGTGCAGTACCTTGTCGAGAATGAACTCGTTGAGATCGGTGTAGGTCGTCGCGCAGGCATTCGGCTGATCGCACGGGACGACTGCGGACACACGTGACATGAACTGCGCGCACGAGCGTATCCTACCGTGGGCGTGGGCATGGGATCGACAGTGATGACAAGACAACGCAACGGTGGCGGCGATGACATCGTCACACTGAGCCGCAAGGACTGGACGCGACTGCTCGTGGTAGCAGTGCCTGTCGTTGTGCTGATCATTGCCGGATGGCTCCGCCATGATCGACTACTCACCACCGTGCTTGTGCAGCAGCAGGCACTGGCCGACCGGATGGAGCGAGTCGAGTCAGGAATGGACTGGAGGTACGAGTGACCCCCCCCACCCCACCACCCCCTCCCCGCCGAGCGTGCGGATCCGCACACGCCCCACACAATATGTATCCTAAGTGCCTATCTGTACTGTTTTTACTGTCCCCCCTCCTCACAGGCTGTTCGCAGGCATCCCGCATGTTTGGTGACTCCTCCTCACCCAACTTGGTAGATACCTCGCAGTCTGTGGGGACTTTAACTGAAGCGGTGTCGAGTTCAGGTTCACTGTGGCCGGTGAGCGGAGCATCTGCACTTTTTCTGCTTGCGTCGATCCCAGCATTCTTCGTGCTGAGTCGCAAGCAGTTTGCTGGGTTGTTAGCCGTGGGCATATTGCTGGCGATCCTGCCAATCGTATTGGTTCGCGTTCTGGAACACTTGGTGGTTCCGACCGCGATCCTTCTGGGCCTTACTGGCGTGACAACGCTGGTATTCTTTGTAGGCCGCATGTGGGACCGAAGGCTGGTCCGGCGGCGAGCGACGACTGAGGCTGCCCGTTTGACCGAGTACGACACCCCTAAGCGTATATCGGATATTCGAGCGGCCAAGGCAGTTTTGTCGATAACTGATCGAAATCCCTCCAAGGAGATTTGACATGGATCCCCTTTTCATAATCCTTTACACGGCTCTCGCCCTCACGGTCGGGATGGCCCTTCAATGGTCTGGTTTTCTGACGTGGGCGGCGAAGAAGTTGCCGTGGAGCAGGCACTAAGCGATGGCGACCACTGTCTCATTTCAGGACGGCGTACACCCGGACGCCGGTTATGAGTCTACTGACGGGGAGATGAAATCATCGACACCAGACACTGGCAATGGGACCAAGTCCACCATAGAGGTTGGGTATACCCAAACGGGAACGGTTATTCAGCGAGCAGTCGTTGAGTTCGACCTATCCTCCATCCCCACTGGGGCCGTAGTCCAGAAGGCTCAACTCACGCTTTATATCGGCACCGCCGCAAGCGGCAGCCTTGACTGGACAATCCTCAGGGGTACGGAGGCGTTTGACGAGACGGCAGGCATGCCGACGTGGAACAATAAAAACTCTTTGGATACATGGGCTGAGGCTGGCGGATCGCCCGCAACCGCGTTGACGCTCTCCGACGCAACCTACACGATGCCTGTTCTCTCCGGGCGGTCCACCACGGTCAGTATCACGGATCTGGTGGACGATGCCGTTAGAAATCGAAGCGGCATTCTTCGTATGATTATCAAATCCGACACAGAGGCGGGCGGCACGTCTGACACCTTCGTATTTTCAAGTTGTGACCATGGAACCGCAGGTCGCCATCCGCAGGTGGATGTAACGTATGTCCCCGGCAAGGGGACGGGGCGGCCCGGCATACACAGCACGAAACAGTTTTCAAGGTTCCACGCAGCCAAGAACAAGAGACACTTTAGGACATAACCGATGGCAACAGCAGTCACAGAAGCACATGATAGAGCATTGCAGGTCGTCAAGGCCACGCTCGATCTTTCCGACACGAATACGATAACAACCACACACAGTTACTACGGGTTTGTGGTGCAGGTCTACCTTGATCACAGTGCGACCCCGCCAGATACTGGGTGGGATGTCACGATCAAGGATGAGAACGGTGTAGATGTCCTCAACGGTAAGGGGGCAAACATTGTCACAAGCACAGACACCTACACCTACACGCAGGCTGATCTTGACAACGGGATGGCCTGCTCTGGTCAACTTACCTTCCTTGGCGAAAGTGGTGGATCCAGCAACTCGGCTGAGATCTGGGTATACATCGCCCGATACCAATAACAATGCCGAACCTGAACTGTTACGACAACTTCATGCAACGCCTGATGACGCAGGTGGAAGAGGACTCCGACGAAGACAAGTTGGCTCCCCTGACGGTTGCGCAGCGGCGGTTCCTCCAAGCCTATACGGTGACCGGCACGATCTCCGGCGCGGCGAAGAGGGCGAAGAGTTGTAGAAAATCACACTACGCTTGGTGCAGAAACTCCCCCGCCTACCGGCACGCATTCGTGGCGGCGGAAACGGAGTCCCGTGACGCAATCATGGAGGCGTGCCGCAAGGTCGCTATCGAAGACGAGAGCGTGCCAATGCTGATTCACCTGAGCAAGGGGGCGTTCCCCGAACTCTATAACACACAGAAGCACGAGTTGTCCGGGCCAGACGGCAAGGACATACAGGTGCGAACCGAGGCCGCAACGGTTGATCAACTCCTAGGGAAGATGCATGACATCATGCAGCGACGGCAAGAAGCCGTTGATACATCCTCTGACCCCGCCGGACTTCTTGAAGGACCGGATAACGGGGTGGCCGATTCCGAAGAGTGAAGTAGACAACCTCTCCCTTCGGGAAGAGTTGATACTTGCCACTCACGGAAACGAAGAGCAGCAGCAGCAGATCACGAATCTCTGCCGCAAGTCGCCGCTGTTCTGGATCAACCTGTTTGCGTGGACATTCAACGTGAAGTCCGTCAACGATGATGGGGTCGAGATTCCCTCAGAGACGCAGCACGTCCCGTTTATCACGTGGCCCGTGCAGGACGATGCGTTCATAAAACTCTACCACGCAGTCGAGGGGGGCAACGATGCGCTGGTGGACAAGAGTCGTGACATGGGTGCCTCGTGGATATGCATCACCCTTGCGACGTGGTACTGGCTATTCTCACCCAACAGTCAAGTCCTGCTGGTGTCCCGAGTGGAAGACTTGGTAGACCGACGCGGTGACCCCGATACCCTCATGTGGAAGATTGATTACCTGCTGGAGAACATCCCAGACTGGATGCTCCCCGGTAGTCGTGCATTGTTTGAACGCGGCGGCGATTGCCGGACGCATCTCCAACTCGTCAATCCAAAGACTAACAGCACAATAAGCGGTCAAGCAACTACGGGACACGTCGGACGCGGCGGTCGTAGAACGTTTGTATTGTTTGACGAAATGGCTGCCATGCAAAATGCAGACGACGCTTGGAGATCAGCGGCAGATACGACTTCGTGCCGGATCGCTAACTCGACTCCCATCGGACCCGGCACGGAGTTTAGCCGTCTGCGGACACAGGGCGTGGTTCACGGAAGCCCGAAGGTCATCACCCTCGGCTACTGGGATCACCCCTTCAAGGGACGCGGTCGAGAGTGGAAGCAGGACGCTGATGGTACCATCACAGGTATCGCGGGCCGCTGGTACTGGTGGACCCCGTGGTTTGGCGAGCAGCAGCATCGCCGCTCCGACCCTGCCGACATCGGCCAGAACATTCTGATTGATCATACGACCTCGGGCGACTTGTTCTTCAACTCGACCACGGTCACGCGACACCTCCAGACTCACAGCAAGCCCGCCAAGCGATATGAACTTGCGGAGCGGAACGGTGTCACGACTTTTATGGAGGATAATGACGGTCGTTGGTATCTGTGGTGTGACATAGAACACGGCACCCCAACCCTTGACACCAACTACGTCATGTTCGCGGACATCGCACACGGCAAGGGATCCAGCAACTCGGTGATCGCAATACTTGACCGTGAGAGCGGCGAGTTTGTGGGAGAGTTTGCGGACCCGTTTATCTCCCCCCATGATCTCGCCGAGGAGGCGTGCGTGGCCGGGAGCAGCGTGTGGGCTGGCGCGTATGGGGAAGCGTTCCTAGGCTGGGAAGTTAACGGGCCGGGCGAGAGTTGGTACGAAGAGGTTCGCCGCAACGACTACCAGCATGTGTACTACCAGCGGTCAACGGGCAGCAAGACCGACAGGAGTAGCAGGCGATACGGCTGGAGAAGTGACCGACGCAACAAGCGTATCCTTCTCTCGTCACTGTCCACGTCCCTTGTCAGGGACGAGATAACTGTTCACAGTAAGTCCGGACTCTCCGAGATGCTTGAGTACGTCTACTACGAGGACGGAAGCATCGGGCCGGGCGTCATGCGTGACGAGCGAACAGGAGCAAGGGAATCACACGGCGACCGCGTCATTGCGTATGCGGGTTGTGTGTTCCTACGCAGCGAGTCTCCCCGGTACGAAGAGATGTCCCCCGCTTACCTGCCCGGAAGCATGGGCGATATTCTTGGACACAAGGGCGTATGGGAGGCGAGCAGTGCCGATGTCGCTTAGTAATAGGATGGACTCCGCCGGTGACCATGACCGCATCCACGAGTTGAGCGACTGTATCATCAGGGAGTTGGAGAGTAGTGATCATGATGGATGGATGTACCTGAAGCCATCAGAAGAAATCGGCGGGGACGGTTGGGCATTCCTCGCCGCGAGTAACCCGGAGAAACTCTCCGTGCTTATGTGCCGACTGTTTCAAATGCTTTACGAGATGGAGAAATAGGAGTTAGGCATGCCGAGAGTTGGAAAAAAGACGTTCCCGTACACCGCCGCAGGCAAGAAGGCGGCAGCGGCTGCGAAGAAGAAGAAGACAGCAAGGAAGGCTCCTCGAAAGAAGAGTCGCGGAGGATATTGAATGCTCGACACGTCACCCGGCAATCTGTATGAGGAAATCAAGGCTGCGGAGCGATTCCGTGACAGTCACCTTGAACACTATGCCGACGTGATCAGCGAATATGTTGGACCGGCTGGACCGGGCGGGTTGGGGAGAGGGGAAGCGTCTCCCGAGAATCACGTCTACGAGTATCTCTCGCTCGTGATTCCTCGTCTTATCCACGACAACCCACGGGTAGCGGTTAAGACCCGGTTGCCGGTGACGCAGGGTCCGGTTGCGAAGGCACTGGAGCATGGACTGAACAGGTGGGCCAGAGACACGAACATGCGTTCCGTACTCATGCGTGTGGCCTACGACATGATTATTGCCTACGGTGTCGTGCTGACGGCCCAGAGGCCATCACCGGGATACGACCCGCGATCCAAGAGCAGGGCGTACTGGCCCAACTGCTACCGACTCAGCCCGAAGAGGTTCTTCATGGATCCGCTCGCGTTGAGTGCCAACGAGTCTCGATACATGGGACACATGTGGATCCGAGACAAGAAGGATCTTGTGGAAGAGGCGAAGAACGATCCGTCGTGGAACTCTGAAGCCGTCGAACAGTTGGCCGAGGGGTCAGGCATCAGTGACGCCGGGAGGAATAAGCAGGCAGAAGAGAAGACGCCGACAAGGAACGAGGTCGTTGGGTACGACGTTTGGGTTCCTGAGGTTCAGTACAATGATGCGATTGGACCCGAGGACGGGTTCCATGGCACGATCTACACGGTGTCTGTCGGCCAAAGCGGCAAAGGGAAATCCGCAGACTTCATCCGCGAGCCTCGGGCATACTATGGACCGCCAAGCGGCCCGTATAGTTTCTTTGGTGGGTATTACGTCCCCGATAGCCCGTACCCGCTCTCGCCCATCATGGCGACGGTTGGTCAGGTGGACGAACTTAACGATCACGTTCGATCCGCAGCGAGGTCTGCGTCACAATACAAGCGGCTGATTCTTGTGGACTCCAAGTCCAAGAAGTTGATGCAGGACATCAAGAGCCAGCCCGATAACTTCGTGGTTCCAGTCGAGGGGCTGGACCGCGACCGCGTGGTTCCCATCGAACTCGGTGGGATCACAAACCAGCAAGTGTCCTATATCCAGATGGCAAGAGAAAGGCTCGACCGCAATAGCGGTGTGCATGACGCCATGCGTGGCAACGTCACTGGTGCGGCCACCGCGACGGAGGTCAGCATAGCCGAGTCGAGTAGCACGGTGCGGCTCGCATACATCAAGCAGCAGTTCCAAGAGTCAGTAAGAGGACTCCTCGACACGGCTGGCTGGTACCTCTATCACGACGAGCGAGTCGTGTTCCCCCTCGGATCCGATGCGGCAGAGGATCTTGGCCTACAAGAGCCGTATTACGTCGGCGGCGAGATCCCCGGACAGACGGGCGGCTCCTATGACGATCTTGAACTGGAGATCGACGCCTACAGCATGGAGCGAACCGATGAAACCCTGCAACAGCGGCGTGCCATGGAAGCGTTCCAAGTCATCTCCAGTGTGGCGGCAACGATGCCGCAGGCTCCGTATGTGGCGTGGGATGCCTTGTTGTCACAGATTGGTGACGCGCTCAACATGCCACACCTTGGTGAACTGATTGACCAGAACATGTTGCAAGGCATGGTGCAGCAGCAGCAGGCCCAGCAGCAGGCCATGACCATGCAGGCACTGGAGAGCGGGTCTGCCCCGAAGAATCAATCGCAGGGTGCTGCCCCGCCGAAGCGTGCGTCCTCCGCGACCATGGCGGGCGAGCGGGGTAGCCAAGCAGCGCAAGCAAGGGGACTCACATAATGCCCATGTATGTGTTCAAAGACAGCGAAGGCAAGGAGATCGACAAATGGTTTGATTTTAGTACGGTTCCATCGATTGGCGACGTGATCGTGGTGGACGGCGTCGAATACAGTCGCGTTCCGAGTTTCAACTTGGACGCTGCTGGCATTGCGAGGAAGACGCACAAGTACCCGTATGTGAGCCGAACACTGCCAAGGAACCTTGAGGGGTGTGAAGTAAACAAGGCCGGACAGCCGATTATCAAGTCACAGGCGCATGAGCGGAACGTTGCCGCTCAACACGATATGGGAAAGGACTAGGGACCGCGAAAGCGTGAACCCCGAAGGAGATGACCATGACTGACGAACAGAATGTAGAACAAGCAGAAGTGACGACGGAGGATGTGACGCGAGGCGATGATTCTTCGCTATCGCTGCCAATGTCCGAGGGGGTAACCAAGTCCAACGACTCGGATGATGACGCTATCTTGGAGAATATCTTTGGGGACGAACCAGAGGGGGACACGGTAGCCGA